CGACAAGGCTTGTGCCAAGGCCAAGGCCAAGCGCAAGGAAAAACTTGACGCAAAGAAGGCGGACGCGGAGAAGGCTACTGAAAAACATCAGCGGAAACTGGAGCGAGCGATCCAAGCCAGCGCGGCCCGTCTGGCCAGAGCGGCGGACGCTGCCGAACTGCCGGACACTGCTACCGCCATCTGGTCCAGATACGGCGGTGGCTACACGGTGGGTAAACTGCGGAAGTTTGCCTCCGGGGATTTTCAGGGCGAACACGTTTGGGTCAATGAGTTGGAGCCGGAGAATATCTACAACATTGATAAGACGGCCAAGGCGCTGCACTGCTCCGCCGACTACATCGTGGGCCTGACAGACGAGTTGACACCGCCGACGCTGCCGGAGGGCCAGCTGATGATCGCCGGATGGATGCCCGGCAGCACCAACCCGGCGGAGCCGGGAGAGTTTGCGGCCTATGTGGACCTGGGCGACGGGAAACTGCTGAAACGGTTTTTTGACTGGGATGGCCAACACTGGATGATGCCGGGCGGAATCGAGGCACAGGTTCCCGTGGTCTGGTGGATGCGACTGCCGCCTGTCCCAGCGGCAGGGAAAGGAGCGGAGAAATGAAAAAATTTCTTTTTGAGTGCGATCTTGAGAACGGCCCTGAGCGTTTCAACGTGGTCGGTTTAGATCTGGATGAGGTCTTGGCCCTGATGCTTCGCCAGATCAATTTGGTTTACTCCAGCCTTTTGCAGAATCGCCCGGATCTCGCGAAGGCTGTGCGGATGGAGCTGATTGCTCACATGATTGATCCCAAATCCCCTGTATGGACGGAGTGTGATCGAAAAGCGAAGAATGATCTGTTTGTGCTGATCGACAAGTCGAAGAAAGGCGGTGGATCATGAGCCGGTACACAGGACGCGGGAAACGCCGCAGCCGGGTCCTCCCGGTGCTGACTCTGGCGGCCGCCGTGGCTGCCGTGATCCTTCTGACGGTAGCGGCCAAGGGCATGGCCCTATGACCGCGCCTCCGTGCCTAAACTGCCCGGATCGCCGGATCGGATGTCACGATCCGGCGGTCTGCCCCCGGTGGGCGGCCTATGATGAGGTCCATAGGGCAGAGCTGGCAGCCATGCCGTCCCGTAAGGAGTGGGTGGACATGGTGGAATACATCCATGATCGGCGGCGACGCTATATGCCGGGCCGCTGGAAAAAAGGAGACAAATCATGCTGAATCATATCGTACTTATGGGCCGTCTGACCCGCGACCCAGAGCTGCGGCACACCGGAAACGGAACCGCCGTGGCGTCCTTCTCTCTGGCTGTTGACCGGGACTACAAGGGCCAGTCCGGCGAGAAGGAGACGGACTTCGTGGACCTCGTGGCGTGGCGCTCCACGGCGGACTTTGTGAGCAAATATTTCACCAAGGGCCGCATGGCCGTGGTGGAGGGCCGGTTGCAGCTCCGGGACTGGAAGGACAAGGACGGAAACAGCCGGCGCTCTGCCGAAGTGGTGGCGGAGCATGTGTATTTTGGTGATAGCAAGCGGCCCGAATCGGACACGCCGTCTGCGTCTGGGGACTTCCGGGAGATCCCGGAGGATGAGGAAGGAGAGCTGCCGTTTTGAGAGATCAAGAACTCGTAAGTGCCTTAAGATGCGTTTCAACATCAGGCGGGCCAATGGGCGACTGCAAGAAATGCCCATTTTACAAAACTGAGCCGGTCCCGGAAGATCTGGCGAAAAAAGTCAATTTGACGGAGTAGTCCTCCTGCGATGTTGACGCGGTGGGGCTTGCCGCAGATGACCGGATCGCCAACCAGAGCACCCACATCGCGGCGCTCCAGCAGGAGATTGAAAAGCTGCGGGGGCAGAATAGACAACTGATGCTTGAACGCAACTATGTTATGTCGATAATTGCGGATGTCAGAAAAACCGGAAAGACGTGGATGTGCCAGTATTGCGCTCATTGCAAGGGCATCGTAAGCGGCATGGCTGACTGCGATTCCAAGAAGCTGTGTGTTATGCCATATAGTCAGTTTGAGCTAAAAAGACCGGAACCGCCGGAGGTGAAATAATGGATGCTGTAAAGTTTTTGAAAACGTTGCGCAGAATGTGCAACGGTGAGTGCCGCGAATGTGAGTATGAAAAAAGAAGTGGATTTGACCCTTGCACGGTCTGGCAATACGAACACCCGGAGGAGGCCGTTGCCATTGCGGAGCAGTGGGCTGCCGAGCACCCCGCTAAAACCAGGCAGAGCGTGTTCCTTGAGCAGTATCCGGAGGCGATGCTGACTGAAGACGGCGTCCTGGCGCTATGCCCGATGGCAACTTCTTCCGAGTACAGAGGTGAAAACAATAGTTGTGTGTCCTGTTGCCGAAAATGCGGTGACTGCCGCCGGAAATTCTGACTTGCGGAGGTGGAGGACGCATGAAAGTATTGATAGCCTGCGAGGAATCGCAGGAAGTCTGTAAGGCGTTCCGCGCATTGGGACATGAGGCATATTCCTGTGATATTCAGGAGCCGTCCGGCGGGCATTTTGAGTGGCACATCTTAGGCGATGCGCTCAAGGCCATTGAGGGGGGGCAAGTGACCACTATGGACGGACAGACCCATGATGTGGGGCGGTGGGATATGATTATTGCTTTTCCGCCCTGCACCAAAACCAGCAACGCCGGAGCGCGGCACTTGTATAGGGGCGGCAAGCTCAATATTAAGCGGTATTATGAGGGCTTGCGCGGCAAAGCGCTGTTTTTAGCTATTTGGGCAGCGGATTGTGAAAAAGTTGTGATTGAGAATCCGACGCCGAGTAAAGTCTTTGAGTATCCAGAGCCAACCCAAGCCATACAGCCCTATCAATACGGGCACCCGTTTAGCAAAAAAACCTTGCTGTGGGAGCGTGGTGTCCAGCCGTTGGAGCCGACAAACATCGTTGAGCCGACAGCAACATGGTGTCCGAGTGGCAGTTACAGCCATAAGCATGGGGAACAGCACAAAGGTATGTTTACCACGGATAGAGCGAAAAACCGTGCAAAGACCTTCCCCGGCATCGCCAGAGCTACAATGGTGTTCCCTCTGGTGATGACGGTTGGTGTGCTGAGATCAAGTGCAAGTGTGGAGCCGACATGAAATTTTGGGCACTTAAAAAGTCTTGGGCAGAAGAAACGGCAATCGAAGCATGGAACAGGAGGGCTGACAATGGCTGAATACATTGAGCGTGAGGCGCTGCGCGAGATTTTAGATGGCTGGCGCGATGCTCATGCTGACGTTGATGACGTACACGGTTGCGGCTTGCTGGAAGATGTGATATGCGAGGTAGACGCACAGACGGCCGCTGACGTTGCGCCGGTGGTGCATGGGCGGTGGGATGATTCTGGGCGGTATACATTTCCGGGCGGCGGGACTGCTGTCAGGTGTACCGAGTGCGGCTGCGCACTGACGGTGAGCGAGTATCACCTGAACAACTGGAATTACTGTCCTGTATGCGGGGCCAAGATGGACGGCGAGAGAAAGGACGGCGGGGATAGCTAAACAATCCGCTTATTTGCAGCGGCGGGAGGCGGAGCTGATCCGTTTTCCGGATCGGTATCCAAACGCGAAAAAGATCAAATACGGGAGGTAAGGCATGGAAACTGGAAAAATGAGTTATGAACCAATGGAAATTGACCGTGTACCGTATATGGGCTTGCCAGATTGCAAGGACTGCCCGGGAAAACGCTCAACGGTCATTGAGCATCGGTTGTATGGTAATTCTGGCTGTGTGGCAGTTCATACGCATGTGGAATGCGCAAAACTGAATCTTTGCCTCAAACTCAAGCAGCGTTTGATGGAAAGCCTTCGAGATGGGATCATCTGCGGGGAGGGCGACAGTAAGCCGCTGGGCCTGAGCCGTGCGGAGCCTCCTGCCGATGGCTGATAAACAATGGAGGGGAGTAAATTATGAGCGCACTGGCGTTTTTTTTAGTTCTGGTAGCACTGATTATTGATGCCGTATCGTTTTTTGCTATAGGCGCGATTTATGGGCTTGCTACCAGAATCAATCAACTTGAGAAAATCGGCTATAAAGTAACAAAAAACGATGAGTGATCCATATGTATGCGTCCGGCAACGGGCGGGGCCGTTGGTCAAGGCGCTGGTGACGGACAACTACGGATATCTTCGTCGCTACGGGCCGGGGGCGGTGCGGGGCCGGTGCGGGCCGGCCCTCAGCCGCACCACCGTTGACAAGCTGGAACTCCGGCTGGCGCTCTTTGGCTATGACGGTATTTTTTACACGCTGACTTTTGACGATGACCACCTTCCGCCGGATCGGGCTGGGGTGGATCGGATCTGGGACGCATTCGCAAAGCGTCTCAGGCGGTGGAAGCGCGGGCCGGTGGACTACTACGTTTACCGGGTGGAAGGCCTACACGGTGACCACCGGCTCCACATCCACGTGTTTCTGCGGGATCAGGACTTTCCTCCGGCCGTGGTGCAGTACCTCTGGCGGGCGTGGGGCAGCGCCTACGATGTGCGCTGGGACCGGGCGCGGGTGCTGTCAGAGGGCGGCTACCGTGGGCTGGCGATCTATTTTACGAAAGAGGTCCCGGAGGTGGGCCGCCACCCGTGGGGCTGCTCACGGACGCTGGGCAAGCACCTCCCGCCTCCGGAGGTGACCACCTGCAAGAGCGGCATGGTGCGGCTGCCCAAGGGCGCCACACCGCTGCCCATGCAGGGCCGGGACCGTCCTCAGCTGGGCGGATGGGGGCTCTATGGGTATAGCCGGTATCTGCTCCCGGAAAAATAGCGCTTTTATTTTAATAACAAAGTTTAGTATATACTCCTTAAGATAGCGTATCCTCTTGAAACCTACGGAATATCTACGGACAACCGCAAGAAAGTGAGGGGAAAGCCTTGATTCCAGCCAGAAACGGTGATAAAATAAGCACAAAGGACGGATGGTTAACTTGCCCGATCTGCAAGCGCAACCACCGGCTGCTGAGGATCACAGACGCCACCAGGGCGAGAGGCCTGCCGGTCTACTGCCGGACGTGCCACAGCGAGGTGATCCTGGATATCGACGAAGGCCAGAGCGTTAAACGCCAGAGCCAATGACTCCCCGGAGGGGGCGTTGTTGGGTCTGGCGTTTTTGTTTTTACCCGGAGGTGATAGCCCGTGGCAACAAAGCCGCTGAGACCGTGTTTATACCCGGGCTGCTATCGGCTGGTGCCCGGCGGGTACTGCTCCGAGCACCAGCCGAAGCCCAAGGAGCGGAGCCAGGAGGCGCAGGCCTGGCGCTGGATGTACAGGACGCAGGACTGGAAGACGCTGCGCAGTGAGCAGCTTCTGCGGGAGCCGTGGTGCCGTGAGTGTGCTCAGCACGGCATCCGGACGAGGGCCACGGACGTGGACCACATCCGGGACCACAAGGGCGACTGGGCTGTGTTCACGAATCCCGGCAACCTCCAAAGCCTGTGCCACAGTTGCCACTCCCGCAAGACTGCGGCGGAAATGAGCAAAAACAGATCGCTTCGGCGGAGCTGATCGCAAGGGAAAACGGCGGACACTTGGGCGCACGGAGGCTCAGGCCCGCGCCTGTGGGGTTCCTTGCACCCTCCCCCCGGCCGGTTGAAGTTTTCGCCGCTGCCGGAAATACCGCGGCCCCCCCTCCGTGCGGGATTTTTTCCCCACGGGAGATTCGGCGGAGATCCGGAGGCAGTCCGGCGAGGCGAACCAGCGAGGGCCAGGGTGCTGCGGGAGCGCAGCGAAAGACCGCAAAACGCTGCGAGGGTGCAGCAGAAACTGAATCACATGGCATAGACCAAAAGCCTGAAAGGCAAGAGTCAGCACGCACCGGATCGGTGCGCGTCGGCCCTTGCTTTTTTGTTTTCTCCGGCTTGTGACCCGGCCCCTGTGCCGGTATTCATCCTTTCTTCCCTTCCCTTCCGGTCTCCGTGCCATACCACGGAGGCTGGGTCATGGGCCGGAGCGGTCCGATTCGGACACATTCCCCCGACGCACACGGCGGCGTTCGCGCCGCAGCGGGCTTGATCCTCCTGCGGCGGCCCTGGCTGCCATGCGAGGGTCGCCGTGTGCGCCGGGTATAACAGGAGGATCAGCATGGCAAAGAAAAAGACACCCGGCGGGACTGCCGGAAAAGGCGGCGTCAATCCGGCGCCGACGAGGGACGATCAGACGGTGCGGATCGCAGCGGAGCAGCTGACCATGGTTCCCATTGACGATCTTATCCCCTACGCAAACAACGCTAAGAAGCACGGCGTTAAGCAGATCAACCAGATCCGGGCCAGCCTGCGAGAGTTCGGCTTCGTGACGCCGGTGCTCATCGATTTTGACAACAACATCATCGCAGGCCACGGCCGGGTGGAGGCCGCCAGGGCGGAGGGCATGAGCGAGGTGCCCTGTGTGCTGGTGACCAACCTGACAGAGGCTCAGCGCAAGGCGTACATTCTGGCGGATAACCGCCTGAGCGAGACGGCAGTATGGGACACGGAACTGCTGAAAATCGAGCTGGAGGGTCTGGAGGCTTTGGACTTCGATACCGGGATCGCCGGTTTTGACGCGGAAGCGATGGAGGAGCTGGGCATAGAAATCGGCAGCAGTCATACGCAAGCCGAAGCCTACGAGGACGATTTTGACGAAGATCCCCCGGAAGAAACCTCCGTGCGCGAAGGAGACATCTATCAGCTCGGGCGGCACCGTCTGGCGGTCGGCAGTACTGCCGATGAGGCGGCTATGACCCGCCTCATGAATGGTGCTCTGGCAAACATGGTTTTTACAGACCCGCCTTACGGTGTGGCTGTGGGATCCAAGAATCAAATGCTGGATGATGTTGCCGGGGGGGAAAGCGGACGCTGCACCGAGGACATCTACGGAGACACCATGAGCGAAAGCGATCTGCACGATATGCTTTTGCAGGCCATGACCAACATTCGTCTGGCATGCCGGGACGATGCTTCTTTCTACGTCACCAGTCCACAGGGCGGAAGCCTTGGTTTGATGATGATGATGATGCGGGAAGCCGGCCTGGAAGTCCGGCACATGCTGATTTGGAAGAAATCTTCTCCGACGTTTTCTATGGGCCGTCTGAATTACGAATACCAGCACGAGCCCATTTTCTTCACGTGGACTAAAAAGCATATCTGGTACGGAAACGGCAAATTCCACACGTCCGTGTGGGATGTGGATAAACCCCGCAAGTGTGACTTGCACCCCACCATGAAGCCGATAGCCCTGGTTGAAAACGCTATTCTGAATTCTAGCACGGAAGGTGACCTTGTTTTGGATGGCTTCGGCGGCAGCGGGACAACGTTGATTGCCTGTGAGCAGCTGGGGCGGACGTGCTACATGATGGAAATCGACCCTAAGTATGTCCAGGTTATCATTAACCGGTGGGAAGCTATGACCGGAGAAAAGGCGGTGCTGCTGAATGACCGTGCAAGAAGCTGAGCGTATCATCGCGCGGACCAGTAGCCCGTACTTGAAACGGGACATGCAGCGGTTTATCAGAAACCAGAGGAGAAAGGAGGGCCGGAATGGCCGGGAAAAGACAGACAACGGATGTGGTGATCGCCAACGGGCGAAAGCACCTGAGCAAAACGGAGGAGGCGGAGCGAAGGGCCGGTGAGGTGAAGGTCTCCCCCGCCAAGACGGCCAAGCCGCCCAAGTGGCTGCCGGAGACGCTGAAAAAGGACTTCCGGGCCATCGGCAAGCGGCTGATTGCCTCCGGGCTTTATACAGAGCTGGACGCCGACACCTTGGGCCGCTATCTGGTGGCCCAGCACCAGTGGCTCATTGCCACCGGCGAGGCAGAGAAGGCGCTGGCCCAGCGAGACCAGGAAGGCGCTGACAACTGGGGCAAGATCCAGGAGCGCTATTTCAAGCAGGCCCGGAACTGCGCCAACGATATGGGCCTGACCGTAACCAGCCGCTGCCGCCTGGTGGTGCCGGATACCGGCAAGCAGGCGACGGAGGACAGCAACCCCATGCTGGAGCTGATCCGGGGAGGCATGGATCGGTATGCCTGAGATGTTGACGCTGGCGCCGGGTATCGAGGTACCGACGCCGGATGACGGCGCGGAACTCCGGTACAACCAGACCGAGGTGGACCGTGTGGAGAAATTCTTCTCCATGCTGGTGTTTGGCCAGAACCAGTGGGCCGGTCAGCCTTTCCACCTTCTGGAGTGGGAGCGGCGGGCCATCCGGGAGTTCTTCGGCATCCAGATCCGCAACGATCGCGGCCAGTGGGTGCGATACCGCCGGTTTCTGTATGACGAGATCGCCAAGAAGAACGGCAAGAGCGAGTTTGCGGCAGGGCTGGGGCTGAATCTGCTGGTGAATGACGGCGAGAGCCGCCCGCAGGTGGGCATTTTCGCCGCCGATAAGACCAACGCGGATATCATCTACCAGTGCGCCAAGTACATGGTGGAGCACACGGCACTGGGCCAACCGGCACACCGGCCGCTGGCATGGTGCCGGGACAGCGTCCGAGAGATCCGGACACGGTTCGGCGGCATGATGAAGGTCTACAGCAGCGACGCCGACACCAAGCACGGTTTCAGCTTTTCGGCTATTATCATCGACGAGCTGCACGCCCAGCCCAACCGGCGGCTGTGGGACGTCCTGACGGTGGGCTCCAACGCGGCCCGGCTCCAGCAGGCGGTGATCGTGCTGACCACGGCCGGAGATGATCCGGATCGTAAGTCCATCGGCTGGGAGGTCCATGAGAAGTGCCGCAGGCTGCTGGCATGGCGGCGGGGTGAGCCAGAGCGTCCCATGGATGAGGACGATCCGCAGTGGCTCCCCATCATGTACGGCATTTCCACCCTGACTCAAGATGACCCGGACAAGATCGCGGAGCTGGACATCTATGACGAGGCACTGTGGAAAACCTGCAACCCCAGCTATGGGGTGACGATCCAGCCCCGGCAGTTCCGGGACGACGCCCGGGCGGCCAAGGCCAGCGAGGCAGCGGAGCGCAATTTCCGGTGGCTGCGGCTCAACCAGTGGATCAGCACCAAGGATGTGGGGTGGCTGCCCCTGACCCTCTACGACAAGACCCAGATCGGCCCCTCCGCCAAGGCGGAGCGGGAGGTATGGGTGGAGGAGCATTTGACGGGCAAGACCTGCTACGGCGGGCTGGATATGTCCCTGCGGACGGACCTCAGCGCTCTGGTGCTGGTATTCCCTCCTCAGCCGGGACTGGATCAGGGCGTGGCCCTGTTCCGGGCGTGGCGGCCCCTTGAGGGCGTGACGGAGGCGGAGCAGCGGGACCATGTCCCATACCGGGACTGGGAGCGGGCCGGGTTCCTCACCCTTTGCCAGGGCGACATGATCGACAACCGGGACGTGATCGCGGCCATTCTGGACGCCAAGGAGCGCTATGACCTGCGGGCGCTGGGCATTGACCAGTACCTGACGGCCACCATGACGCCGCTGCTCCAGGATGAGGGCGTGGAGATCATCGCCATCCCCCAGACCATGGCAGGCATGAGCCCCGCCATGAAGGAGCTGGAGGGGCTGATCCGGGAACACAAGATGCTCCACGTCCACAACACCTGCGCCCGGTGGTGCTTCGGCAACGTGCGGTGCGCGGTAGACGGAAACGAGAACCAGAAGCCCATGAAGAACCGGAGTATCGGGCGTATCGATATCACGGTGGCCTGGATCATTGCCGTGGCGGCGTGGATCGTGAAGCGAAACCAGAAGCCGGATCTGGCGGCGGCTATGAGCCGCCCCGGTTTTAGCTTATAACGCGGTCCGATTCGGACCGGAAAGGAGACCGCATGAAAAAAGTAAAGAGCGCTCTGGCCCGGTTCGGCCCGGACGTGCTGCTGGTCTGCGGCGTGGGCACCGTGGCCGTGGGCTTTGGGATGATCTGGCTGCCGCTGGGCGTGATTGTGGCCGGCGGGGCGCTGATCGCCTTCTCCCTGCTGAGCGGTCCGGGAGGTGATGAGCAGTGAGCATGACAAACAGGCTGCGGATGGCCGTCAGCCGCCCGCAGCAGGTACGGAATGACGTGACTGTCAAGACGCTGGCGGCGTCCGGCGGGCTGGCCGTGGGTGACCTGACCGAGACCACCGCACGGAAGCTGAGCGCGGTGGACGGATGCATGGAGATCCTGAGCAACTCCATCAGCAAGCTGCCCAACTTCGTGATGGACAGCCGGACGCGGGAGCACGTGGACCATTACCTCCTGCGGCTGCTGAATGTCCGGCCCAATGAGGCCATGACGCCCAGCATCCGGCGGAAGGTGCTGGAGAATTGCCGAAATGAGGGAGGCAGCGGCTATGACTGGATCATCCGGGACCCCCGGACGGGGCTCATCCGGGAGCTGATACCGGTGCCCTGGTGGCTGGTGCAGCTATGGCGGGATGAGGCCGGGCGGGTGTGGTACACCGTGACCCATCCGGTGACCGGCACGCCCATGGTGCTGCCCAACGAGGACATCTGCCACTACAAGGCCACCACACGGGACGGCCTGACGTGCATCTCGCCCCTGCGGCGGGCCAGCGAGGTGCTGGCAGCGGCACATGCGGCGCAGGCGTATGATCTGGCGTTTTACGCCAACGGCGGCCAGCCCAGCGGCGTGCTGGAGACCGACAGTGATCTGGGCGGCTGGGCGGAGGACGTCAACGGCAAGCACATCCAGGCGGCGGACGGCAGCTATCTGACCCGCAAGGACATATTGCGGCATGAGTGGGAGAAGGTCCACGCCGGACCCAACAACAGCCACCGGCTGGCCATTCTGGACTTGGGGCTCAAGTACACCCCCATCGCCGCCACGAACAAGGATGCTCAGTTTGTGGAGAACAAAGAGGTCTCCATTCGGGACATCGCCCGGTATTTTGGGGTTCCCCTCTACAAGCTGCAGGAGGGCAAGCAGGCCTATGGCAGCAACGAGCAGAACGCCATTGAGTACGTGGTGAGCACCCTCCATCCCATTGTCAACCAGTACGCGGAGGAGCAGACGTGGAAGCTGCTGACAAACACGGAGCTGCGGCAGGGCTTGGAGATCCGGATCAACATGATGGCAGAGCTCAAAGGCGACACGGCCAGCCGTGGCGCCTGGTACACCAACCAGAGGAACAACGGCGTGTTTTCCGTCAACGATATCCGGGCACTGGAGGACCTGCCGGATGTGGAGGGCGGCGATGAGCGCCGGGAGCGCCTGGACTGTGTCCCCTTAAAGGACTGGGCACGGCTCAGTGAACAGAAAAACGGAGGAAACGCAAATGCGGGTAACACTTAACGGCATCGTCGCAGCCGATGACGATGTGGAAATCTACCAGTGGTTTGGCTTCGCGGCCTTTTCGCCCAAGGCGGTGCGGGACGCGGTAGCGGCCACTCCGGAGGGCGAGGAGCTGGTGCTGGAGATCAACAGCGGCGGCGGCAGCGTGTTTGCCGGATCCGAGATTTACAGCGTTTTGAGATCTTCCGGCATCCACACGGTGGCAGAGGTCCAGAGCCTCGCTGCCAGCGCGGCCAGCTACATGTGCCTCGCCTGTGACGAGGTTCAGATCTCCCCGGTGGCGCAGATGATGATCCATCTGCCGTCCACCAGCACCAGAGGGGACCGTGGAGATCATCTGCGGAGCGTGCAGATGCTGGACAGCACCCGGGAGGCCATCCTCAACGCCTACGAGCTGAAAGCGGGCGGCAAGGCCGACCGGGCGGAGTTCCGGCGGATGATGAGCAACGAGACGTGGCTGACGGCTCAGGAGGCCGTGGACTGCGGTCTGGCGGACGGCATCATCGGTGAGACGGCCGGAATCGCCCCGCAGAATGTAATGAATGCCATCGGCAGCGGCATCCGGGCACTGGGATGCGCCGGGATGCCGGACATCACGGAGCTGCGGGCCAGATACATGGCAGAGCAGCACCCCACGCCGGAGACGAACCCGGCACCCACAGCATCAACGGGCGGTGAGCCCGATGCAGATACCGGAGACTGGCAAGCACAGGCCCGCCTGGATCTGGAAAAAATCAGATTTTAAACGGAGGTAGCAAAACATGAACAATCTCAGACGCGATCTGGTGGATCTGACCACCCAGCGCACCGCCCGTCTGGAAGCCGCGCAGGCGGCTCTGGATGCGGGCAACCAGGCGGACTACGATTCCGCCATGGCGGATGTCCGTGATTTCAACGGCCGCATCCAGAACATTCAGGACCTCATCACCGAGCAGGACCGCCAGATCATGGCCGCTCCCGCTCCCGCCGGCGCAGAGGCTCACGACATGGCCGAGGAGCGCGGCCATGCCCTCATGACCGGCAAGGCCGTAACCTTCACTGCCGACGAGACCCGCCGGGCCGTGATGAACTCCATCACTCTGGCCACCGGTACTCTGGTGGAGCCCACCGGCGCCGGCAGCAACATCCGGGACCCTCTGGGCAACGTGGTCTCCTCCATCGTGGATCAGGTGTACGTCCAGAACCTGACCGGCATGGGCAGCTTCTTGGAGCCCTATGTGATCTCCGAGATCGACGCCAAGGGCGGCAAGGTTACCACCAACGCCGGCAAAGCCCGCACTACCAGCGCCGACCCCACCCTCGGCGTGGCCAAGATCAGCCCCTACGAGCTGAACGTGACCCAGTTTGTTGACCGCAATATCTCCCGCCTGAGTCCCGCCGACTACTACACCAAGATCTACAACATGGCCATGCGGGCCATGCGGCGCAAGCTGGCGGCTTTGATCGTCAACGGCGACGGCCAGGCTTCCCCCGACATGTTCGGCATCAAGAACGCCAAGAACGTGGCGGGCGCTGCCATTGCCGCCAATGTGGACATCTCCGCCATTGATGAGAACCTGCTGGATGACCTGTTCTTCTCTTACGGCAGCGACGAGGCCATCGGCCAGAACGCCCGGCTGCTGCTGAACAAGGCGGACCTGAAGGCCATCGGCAAGCTGCGCAACAGCGACAAGCAGCGGGTGTTCAAGGTCAACCCCGCCACGGGCAACCCCAACATCGGTACCATCGAGGACGGCGGCAACATCGTGCCTTACACCATCGTCAGCGATCTGACCGCCCTGTCTGCCTCCACCGCTGGCAGCGCTGCCATCCAGACCATGCTGTACGGCGATCCCGCCAACTACGAGCTGGGCCTGTTCGGCGACTACACTGTGCGGGTGGATGACAGCGTGAAGGCTGTGGAGCGCATGGTCACCATCCTGGGCGACGCCATGGTGGGCGGCAACCTGATCGTGAACAAGGGCTTCGTCATCGCCAACCTGCCCAAGTCCGGCGGCTGATCGGAGGGGTGACGGATGGCGGCGTTTAGTGACCGGCAGGCCAGCATCCTGAGCTATTGCCGGATCGACGATCCCTCGCCGGAGGACCTGGCCCTGCTGGAGAGTTTCCATGCGGCCGCCGTCAGCTACTTGCTCGACGCGGGCGTGGCGGAGCCGAAGGCCGGTTCCGCACGCCTGCCCAATTACAACATCTGCATTCTGGCGATGGTGCTGGACGCCTGGGAAAATCGAGGCACTCAGACTGCCGACAAGGCGTTTGCAGACAATCCGGCCTTCCGGAGGCGGATCAACCAGCTGAAGCGGACGGAGCCGGTGCGGTCCGATTCGGACACGGGAGGCTAAGCCATGGACGTGAATGCTGGAAAGCTGAATAAGCGGGTGGAGATCGTGCGGATCTCCACCTCCCCTGACGCTGACGGCTACGCAGCCACCACGGAGACGGTGATCCGGCGCCCATGGGCGCAGTTCTCCCGGGTCAGCGGCTCCGAGGCGCTGCGGCAGAGTGCGGACATGGGCGACGTCAAGGTGCGGTTTCTGATCCGCTCCGGGCATACGGCCATCAGCCGGAAGGACCGGGTGCGGTACAACGGCGCGGACTACGAGATCGAGTACGTCAATGACTACGGCGACGGCGGCGAGTACACGGAGCTGATCGCCAGACTGCTGACGGCGGGAGGCTGAGTATGAGCATCAATGAGACCATCATCCAGGCGGTGACGCCCATCGTGCCGGTATGCGTTCCGGATGTGTACCGGCCCGACGCTGGGGAGACTCCGGCAGAGATTTACTGCGTGTTTAACTACACAGAGTCTCCGGATGTGTTCGGAGACAATGAGCCGCAGGCCATTCGGTATTTGATCCAGCTGCACCTGTATCTGCCGCTGGGGCAGACGCCGCTCCGCCTGAAACGGCAGCTCCGACGGGCCATGCTGGACGCCGGTCTTGCGGTTGGTGATTATACCAACGCCAGCGATCTGGAGGGCCAGCACTACGTTCTGGAGTGTCAGGCGCTGGATCTGGAGGTGGGCTGATGGGCTTCACGGTCAGAGGGCTTGACGAGTTCTCCCTATCCCTTCAGGAGCTGGCGGAGCTGCCGAACGCGGTGCAGGATGACATGCTGGAGGCCGGAGCCGCAGTTGTGGCCAAAGCCCAGCGAGACAAGGTGATGGCCTACGGCATCTATGACCGGGAGAGCACCCAGCATGTGGCGGATTCCATCAAGCCGAGCAAGGTAAAGCTAAAAAAGGGCGAGAGGGTCATCTATGTCAGCCCAACAGGTAAGCGGAAACGGGGCAACACAGAGACCCGCAACGCGGAGATCTTATTTGTCAACGAGTTCGGCAAGAAGGGCCAAAGTGCCCGGCCTGCCGTGCATGACGCCAACGAGGCCAGTGCGGAAGCCACCACGCGGGCAGAGTTTGAGGTTTATGACAGGTGGCTGAAATCCAAAAAACTGTAAGGAGGAAACCATGGGCAACAAAGCAGTTAAAACACCTCTTGGTATGGTGTCCAGTTACTTCTTCCCCTTTGCCAGTGAGCCGGTTGGCACCCATCCGGTCTACGGCGAGAAGGTGGATATGGGCGCAGCCGTCAAGGGCTATCTGAGCCTGACCACGGCCTCCGGCGACATCACCGGCGATGACGCCATGCTGCTGTATTTCGAGCAGTTTGTCTCCGGTCAGGTCGATGTGGAGACCACGCTGAGCGATCTGGAGGTCAACGCCAAGCTCTACGGCCACAGCTACAAGGCGGGCCGGGAAACCGCCAAGGGCGAGGACAGCGCCCCCAATGGCGCCTACGCCTTTATTGAGCCGATCCTGAAGAAGGACAAGACCCTGGTCTACCGGGCCTCATTCTTCTACAAAACCACGGCCATGCTGAGCGCGGAAAAGCAGGAGGCGGACACCCGCAAGAGCGACTTTAATCCCAAGATGAACGCGGTGAGCCTGCGGGTGATGAAGGACAACGCGGACGCATGGCGTGAGCGGCAGGAGTTCCCCACCCAGTCCGAGGCGGAGGCGTTCATCGACTCTCTGGCGGGCGGCACGGCTGCCTACGGCGTGACCATCACCCATATCGGCACCGGCACCAGCGATCCCGGCGAGGGCACCACCTATGTGACCGCCGGGCAAAGCCTGGCCATCGACTTCGGCGCCAAGGACCCCACGGCGCTGTATGACAACGCCGTCAACGTGACCAGCAATCTGGCCGCGCACAAGTACACCGTAAGCTCCATCGCGGCGGCTCACGAGATCGTGGCCGTCTGGAGCACCTGATCTTTACCGCAAGGACGGCCCGCACCGGGCCGCCCTTGCAGGAGGTTTATGCCATGCGATACGTTACGTTTGATTTCGACGGCAGCCCTCTGCCGCTCATGCTGACGGCGGGGGCGCTTTTTGATATTTATGACCGCTTTGGCGTCCATGACAGCATCCTGCGGGCCACCGGGGCCATGGAGGACACCCCCCAGGGCTGGATGGCCTGCTGTGAACTGGCAGAGCTGCTGATGCAGCAGGCGGCGCTGTGGCGCAGACGGCAGGGCTATACCGACCGCAAGCGGACGGGCTGGCCGTTACGCTCTCAGGACCGGGCAACGATCCGCACCGCCGTTCGGCAGGCCATTGCGCGGGGCTTTTACCGGGCAGTGCCCTCCGGAGAGGACGCCGGGGAGGTCAACTTAGTCCTGGCGGCCCGAGAGGATGAGCGGGCGGAGGATCCGGAGCGGCTGCGGATCAGTTTTCTGGCCGTATGCGCCGCCCGGCTGCATCTGCCCCCGGCAGACGCCCTGCTGCTGACGCCGGGCGAGTATCTGGACATGGTGACGCTTTTGAGCGGCGGAGAGGAGGGAGACTATGGCGGTCCGGCAGATTACAACTGAGATCTCGATTAAAAACGAGGCGGAATTTCGGAAGCAGATGAAGGCTGTGAACAACAGCCTTTCCGGCATGAAGTCCGAGATGGCCAAGGTCTCCGCCGAGTTTGACGGGCAGGCCAACAGCGCCGAGGCGCTGCGGAAGAAGCAGGCCATTTTACAGCAGCAGTATGATCAGCAGAAGGAGAAGGTCCAGGCACTGGCCCGGATGCTGGAAAGCGCCAAAAGCGCCTACGATGAGAACAGCGATGTGGTTCTGAGCTACCAGCGACAGCTGAACACGGCCACGGTGGAGCTGATCAAGTTCGACCGGGAGCTGAAGAACACCGACAAGTATCTGGACGAGGCCGCCCAGTCCGCAGACGGTACGGCGTCCAGCATCGACGAATTCGGTAAGGCTGTCAAGGACGCCGGGGACGAGGGCTCCGACGGCATGGGCCAGCTCAAGGAGGCTTTCAGCCAGCTGGGCGAGGCGGCCAAGAGCGGCGACATCAACGGCGTTGTGGCGGCTCTGGGCTCCATGAAGGGCGTACTGGTGGGCGGTGCGGCTGTGGCCGGGGCCAAGGCTCTGGCGGACGGCATCATCAACATCACCGAGTCCACCAAGGAATACCGGGCGATCCTTGGTACGCTGGAAGTGTCCAGCCAGAAGGCCGGATACACTCAGGAGCAGACCACGGAGATCTACAAGAAGTTTCAGGCGGTACTGGGCGACACGCAGAAGGCCGCTACGGCTACCGCCAACCTTCAGGCGCTGGGGCTGAGCCAGGAGAACCTGCGGGTCATTATGGAGCAGGCCATCGGCGCCTGGGCCACCTACGGCGACTCTATCCCCATCGACAGCCTGTCCGAAAGCATCAACGAGACGGTGCAGGTGGGCAAGGTCACCGGCGTCTTTGCGGACGCTCTCAACTGGGCAGGCACCAGCGAGGACGAGTTTAACGAGCGTCTGGCGGCCTGCGCCGATACCACCGAGCGGGCCAATCTGGTGCTGCAGCAGCTATCAGAGCAGGGCCTACAGGCAACCGGGCAGGCGTGGGTGGAGAACAACCAGGACATCATCGCCGCCAACACTGCCCAGGAGGCCATGAATGAATCCATGGCCCAGCTGGGAGAAGCGCTTCAGCCTGCATCCAGTTTTCTTTTGGAGTACGGGGCCGCCCTGGTGGACGTGGCCGCAGATGGCGTCAATGCGCTTTCCAGTCTGGTGGAGTGGTTCGACAATCTTTTCAACGCGCAGCAAAAGGCCACGCAGGCCAGCTTTGAGGCCATCGACAGCCAGTACAGTCTGGCAGACTACCAGGCTAACGGTTTGGTTTCCTGGAGTGGCGGAACTTACAATGAGAAAACCAAGCAGTGGGAAGGAATGACCTCAAAAATTGACTACGCAGCCGCCAAGCGGATGCAGGACGCCGGGACATTCACGCGGGCCGCCGGGGTGTCCAAATCGGATGCGCTCCAGCGGGGCTGGAGTTTCTCGTCTGTGTCGGACCTCCTCAAGCGGCGGGTCAACGGCTCCCACGCCGACGGGCTGGATTACGTCCCCTTTGACGGCTACGTGGCGGAGCTGCATCAGGGCGAGGCGGTGCTGACCTCCGGCGAGGCCAGCTTCCTCCGCAGCGCCATGGCGGCGGGGCGGACGCTGGGCGGCAATCGACGGAACAGCCGGGCCGTGTCCGATTCGGACACCGGCGTCAGCGGCGGCACGCCCAAGGTCTACGATCTGACGATCCCGGTGGAGCTGACCATTGACGGCGCCACTTTCGCCCGAAAGGAATACAAGTACCGCATTGCAGAGGACAACCGCCGGGGCGTCTCTCTGGCGGGGAGAGGAGGCAGCCGATGACACGGCCACCCTATATCGTAGACGGCGTGGATTTTACCGACTACGTCAACCGCTGGCAATACTCCGTGGGCTATGTGTACCGGGAGGGCTCCAACGCAGCCCTGCGGCTCAGCGGCTTACAGCCCCGGGATTTGCTGGCCATTAAGACCCGGGTCTCCGTGACGGTCAATGACCAGCAGGGGCCGCAGTTGGCGGCGCTGCTGACGGCGGTGCTGAAGAACTACGTGCAGCTCACCTACTTTGAGCCCAAGGACAACGCCGTCCGGACGGCCACCTTCATGCCCACGGTGGAGGAGGTCAGCATCCCGCCGGTGCCCGGCTCCGTCCGCTGGGGTAAGGGCTTCCGGATCACCATGGAGGAGGCGTGACGATGGCAGTTAACGAGATCCGATACAAGGGCGTCAGCTACGCCACGGACGATGATATCAAGGTCCCCTCCGGGATCCTGTACGAGGTCAAGGCCCTCCGCTCCGACAGTCTGGAGGCAAACAGCCTCACCGTTACGGTGTTTTCCAACGACAAGGCCATCATGGGCTTTGCGAAAAATGACAAGGTGGAGTATTTCCGGGATAACCGCCGAGTGGGCGTGTATTATCTCCAGACGGTGGAGCGGGTCGGCAGCGACGCCTATACGCTCTCCGCCCTCTCCGCGCTGGGACGGCTCATCACCATGCGCCACGCGGGCGGCATCTACACCGGCCAGACGGTGGCGGAGGTAGTCCCCCAGATCTGCGCCCCGGTGGCGGTGATGATCGAGAGCGTATACGCCAGCCGCCAACTGTACGGCTACCTGCCATACAGCAACCCGGACAAAGAAAAAGGCAACGGCCGCAGCGCCCGGGACAACCTCTCCCAAGTGCTGTTTGCCATCGGGGCGTCTCTGGGGACCGACGAGAACGGCGTCATGCGGGTGGAGAAGCTGTGGGACGGCGTCTCCGCCACGATCACCGCAGATCAGATCAACGAGGACGCCTGCGCCACCGTGTACGAGACCCCGGTGAGCGCCGTGGAAATCACGGAGCATCAGTGGGTCAAGAGCGGAGCGGATGTCTCTCTATTCGACGGAACCGCCGAAGAAGGCACTCTGGTCACATTCTCCGAGCCGGCCTACAATCTGGTCGGCAACGGCGTCACCGTCCGGGAAAGCGGAGACAACTACGCCATCCTGTCCGCCGGGACCGGCACCCTCACCGGCAAGCGCTACAACCACCTGACCCGCATCGTCCGCCGGACGGTGACGGATGGGGCTGAGGAAAACGTGGTGACGGTGAGCGACGCCACGCTGGTGTCCCTCACCAACAGCGTGGACGTGGCCAAGCGTATGGCGGACTATTACCGCCACCGGGAGACCATCCGGGTAGACGTGGAGCCCGGCACGGAGCGGGCGGGCAGAGTGGTGCAGATCTTCCACCCCTGGGACAAGAAGATGGTCCAGGCCTGCGTGGAGAACCGAGAGACGGTGATCTCCGGCATCCTCAACAGTCAGACCAGCGCGCTTGTGGGCTTTACCCCGGCGCAGCCGGAAGCGGCGGAGTATCTGGACGAGCGGGTAGTCCTCACCGGCTCCGGCGAGTTCCCGATCCCGGAAGGCACCACAACGATCCACTATGTGATGATCTCCGCCGGACAGGGCGGGCGCTGCGGCGAAAAGGGCGAAGATACCCAATCGGGGCCTAAGTTCTCGTGGACAAACCCGGTTTTTGAGGATCGGGTAGACGGCTACGCATTGGCGCTGGGTGGCAAGGGCGGTCTCGGCGGCAAGGGCGGCATGGGCGGCAGGATCGTCGAGGGCGATCTCGACGTGTCCCAGTTGAAAAGCCTTGCCTATGATTGCGGGAAAAGCGGCAAGGGCGCTGAATTCAGCCCGGACGATCTCCCCGGCACGGACGGCACGGATACGGTGTTCCACGGCATGACTACGGCGGGCGCGTCTGCCCCCGATTGGGGCTTCACGGACCCCATCACCGGGGAGCAGTTCGGCGGCGTCGGTGAGGACGGCCTCCCCGGCGGCGACGGCGCCGGACGTGATCCGTCTGTGAGTGAGTACACAGATGATAGCGTCCAGCAATATGTCAATGGCACGATTGCTTATGACGAGGACGGGAACGCATTCACCCCCGGCCCTGTGGCTGGCAGCGATGGGAAAATCAGCATGACCAGAATCGCATCAACAAGCACCCCGCGCAGTTTCGGCTGGTACAGCTCCGGTCTGGGCGGCGGCCCGGCAGCGGGAGCCAACGGCAAAGCCGGATCCTCCGGACGCGGCCTGCCGGGCGAGATAACCGTTAATGTGACCGGCGGCCCCGGTGCGGACGGCATGACAGCCACGCTCACCCCCTCCAAGCCGAAACGGTACGGCAGGGGCGGACGTGGCGGCTACGGAGGCGGCGGCGCCGGCTCAGGCGGCATTGCCGTAAAGAACGGAAACGGCACCATTACCCCCGGCACTCCCGGGTCCGGCGGTTTAGGCGGCCCGGGCGGCCCAAGCGCGGACGGCTGTGTTATTTTGTACTACCGCAAATTCGGGCAAGCAAAATCAGGGCCGTTGGTCCAGCGGGGCGGCGGGTTGTTTTTCGACCGCCTAAACAAACTTTTTATCGTGTGAGGTGTGAAAAATGACGATTGAACAGAGAGTCGCAGTCTTGGAGGAAATTTTCTCCAAGCTGAACGACTATTACACATCCGCCTACTCCGGCGAGGAAATCGACGCGCGGCTGGCGTCCGCCGGTGTGCCTATCGGCATCACCAAGGAGTACAAGAGCGTGGCCGAAATGAACCAGGACTTCACCGGTACGGACGTCCAGCGCGGCCAGTTCGTCCTGATCCTGCCAGACAGCACGGCCTCCGCGGACTACGGCAAGGTGTACCTCAAGGGCACGGCCAACTGGGTGTACGCCTTCACGCTCACCACGCTCACGTCCATCAAAGGCCCCATCGGCCCTCCCGGTAAAAAGGGCGACAAGGGCGATCCCGGCGAGGCCGGTTCCAGCTTCGTCATTTTGGGTTACTTTGATACGCTGGACGCCCTCAAGGCAGCCGTCCCCAATCCCAAGGCCGGTGACGTGTACGGCGTGGGCACTGCGCCTCCGTACAACATCTACATCTGGGATTCCGTCCACGGCAAGTGGGTACCCAACGGCAGCCTGCAAGGCCCGGAGGGCAAGCAGGGCATCCAAGGCCCCGAAGGAAAGCAGGGGCCGGAGGGCAAGCAAGGCCCCGAAGGCCCCGTGGGCGGCTCCGGCAACTTTGTCCGCTACGATGCGGCGCAGAGCCTCACAGACGAGCAGAAGGCGCAGGCGCGGAAAAATATCAACTCCGCCCCCGGCGGGTTTGGGTGGGGTGAAGCGATGAAAGATGTGCTCGCATCTGATGCCGAAGACACCTATGAAACATACTGTGGCAAGCTTGATATGTTGCTTGCCGATATGCCAGACGGAACATCGCAACTTATTTATACACGTGGCCCAGTTTCAACGGGCCAATATTCTGGGGCCGGGAATATCGTTGCCGTTCTATCAAAAATATTGGGGACGAGCGCATCACTAATCGGCCTTTCGCCTGATCCGAGAGGCACTACCAACGGATTGTGGCGAATGCTGAAGGATAACGGGAATTGGCAGCCCGTCGAATGGATCAATCCTCCCATGCAACTGGGCGTAGAATATCGCACTATCGAGAGGTATTTAGGCAAACCCGTCTATGTTCAGGTGGTGGATTTTGGTCAGCTCCCTAACAAAGCCAATGCCGGGAAAGAGATCCCAAATATGGATAATGTGGACAAAACCATCCGTTGGGCCGGATTGACGAGTCTCGGGTATGCGCTTCCCGGTGGTGATCTCTACACGGGCTGGGATGAAATTGCTGTCCGCATCATTAGAAACAGAATCGACGTTAAAACGACAACTGACGAATCTGCGTATACTGCAACGTTTACGCTGTGGTACACCAAGACCACGGACTGACTTATGGAATACTGTATCTTCTGTGGGGCAATCATCCCCGAAGGCCGTCAGGTGTGCCCGCTTTGTGAGCGACAATGGCCCGAGTTTTAACCTGCACGAAAGCAAGTCGGAATTACCCTAAAAACTGCAACTTTTTAAGGGGTGTGAAATGGAAATTCTACAAATTGTATTAACTGCCGCCACCGGCTCCGGTGTGACTGCTATTATCCTCGCGATCCTCCAGAGGAAATGGGCCAAGGATGACAAGCGGGACGCCATCGTAGACGCGCTGAAAGTGCTGCTCATCGACCGGGTGCGCTATCTGGGCCAGCATTACATTGCAGACGGCAGCGTCAGCCTGTCGGACAGGGAAACACTTGATGAAATGCACCAAGCGTATAAATCCCTTGGCGGCAACGGACACCTGAAAATTATCATGGCCGAGGTCGGCGAGTTGCCGATCCGGAAAGAGTGAAAGGAGAACGCTATGGAAAACATCAAGAAACGGCTGGGCAATCTGCTTGCGGTGAAGTCTCTGGTGACCATCACCCTGACTGTGATCTTCGCGGTGCTGGCCCTGCGGGGTGACATTTCCGGAACGGAATTTTTGACGATCTTTACCACCGTGATCGCGTTCTATTTCGGGACGCAGCGAGTGGCAGAAGATAAAAACGGTTGAATAATCAACCGAACAGTTAAAACCGGTTGAAAAATCAACCGTAAATTTGAAAGGGGACATATTATGAACAAGATCTACGAAAACATCATCACCGAGGGCAAGCAGAACGGCAAGCCCATCGAGGCCATCAACACCGAGCTGAAGGATGCCGGAGCAAACTTCCACCTGAATCCCGACGGCGGCGTGGCCGGGTGGACGGAGCAGGAGATGAGAGAGGGATTCATCCCGGCTGCGGATGACGGGAAGGACGGCATCTACAAGATCGCCAGCGATGGCAAGCCTGTCCGCTACTCCAACATGGCGCCTGGCGGTGGGGTCTACGGCACTGCCATCCCCGTGATGGATCGGGACAAGAGCCGCGCCGATACTGTCATCACCGTGGGTCGCTGGGAGCTGTCTTATGATAGTCTGGGTTGCTGCTACAGCCGCAAGTATCTGAGAAAATGACCAGAGCGGGGACAGTTCCGCTTCAGGACCTCCAATGGGTGCGGATTTATTTTAACAGAAAACGTCTCCGCTCCACCAAGGCCAACCTCAAGAAGATGCTGGCGGAGACAGGCGGAGACGCGATCTGTAACGGCTCCATTTTCCTACGGAACCAGCAGCCCGCCTGCCACCTGAAGGCAGACGGAAAGGTTTACAAGGCCCCGGACTATCGGGCATGGGCCATCAGCTGGAACACCCCGGAGGATTTCGGCGTAAAAACAGTACCCAACGGGGACGCGAACTACATGGAGTGTGTCCACCTAATCGTCGGCGGGAAGAAGATCAGCCCCGTCACCTGCGGAGCGGATATGCGCTACCGTGCGCCCCGAACGGCCATCGGCACCAAGGACGGGCGGTTTGCCTACTATGTGAGCAAGGACCGGCGGTCGCCGGAACAGCTCCGTGATTTGCTGGTATCCTCCGGCTGGGACAACGCCATTATGATGGACGGCGGCGGAAGCACCTGCTTCATGGACAAGGACGGCAATGGTTTTACCGGGGACGGGCGGGTGATCCCGTTTTTCCTCGTCTGGAAACTGAAAAGCGGGGACGCATTTGAACCGGAAGGAGAAAAACCCATGGTAGAGATCAACGCTTATTCCAAGGCGAAGGACGGCGGCAAGAAACTGTCCACAAACTTTGCAGTGAAAGAATTTGCCTGCAAGGACGGCTCCGATGCCGTGCTGGTAGCGCCCCGGCTGGTGATGGTTTTGCAGAGCCTCCGCAGTCACTTTTGCGCGGCTGTGACCATCAACAGTGGGTATCGGACGCCCCAGTACAACGCCAGAGTGGGCGGCGTGACGGACAGCCAGCACTGCTACGGCACGGCGGCTGACATTGTGGTGCGGGGCAAGACCCCGGCGCAGGTGGCGGCTTATGCACGGCAGCTGATGCCCGATTGGGGCGGCGTGGGGGTTTATGACAGCTTTTGTCATATCGACGTGAGAGAGGCCAAGGCTGACTGGAAAGGATAAAACCGAAAGGAGGGCCAGAAGATGGCAACAACATCCACGCGGTTAATCCGCGCTCTGCAAGTCTGGGAAACCTATGGAAAAAGAACACCGGGAGATCCGGGCGCTGTTGTCATCCATGGCCCCGGCCCGGGCGGCGCAGGCCGTCCGGCTGGTAGGCTTGCCGCCTGACGAGGAGACGGCGGTGCTGGCGGTGGACGTCCACGGCCAGAGCTGCCTACAGGCGGCGGCGCTGCTCCACGTCAGCGTGGATGGCCTCGCCAAGATCCGGCGAAGGGCCTACGCCAAGATCGCGGATGATATGCAGGGATAGAGAGAGCCGTGTCCGATTCGGACACGGCTCTTCTCTATCTTTCCAGTTCATTTTCGAGCGCTTCAATAATGAATTGACGCTTAGAAATTCTTCTGCTGGCGGCGGCATCGGCGATCTTCTGCATCATTTCTTTAGGGATGTCAGCCGTTAGTCTGGCATAGTTCTCAGCACGCCACCGCTTTTTCGCCTGGTCCTCTTTCTCAACGGCGGCATCTGACATGATATAGTGATAGATCTTCCCGTCAGGCATCCGCTTTGCTCGCTCACGTGTCATTCCGCTCCACCTCCAGACCCTTTCTGATGAGCCGCTTGATTTCCGTCTGGCGGGCTTTGCCTTCCAGCGCGGCGAGGATATCAGCATCGGTGTTGTTGTTCAGTTTCAAGCCGATGAAGGTGGTGTTTTGCGCCATCCACTGGCGTTTCGCTTCACTATCCGGCATGGCTTAAAACAGGCTCTTGAAGGTTACCCCGAACTTCTCGGCGGCTTCGGCTTTGAAGCGCTTTATATTTTCGTGGTAGTCCTCGCTGAAATACTCATTTGCCGCACCAGCGGAAATCATCCGGGATTCCTGATCGTTGATGTAATCGGCAGCGGCTTCTGCGTTCTCTCCTAAAATTTTGTAAGTGTCCATCAAAATAGTTTTCATAATTTTCCTCCTTTACGCCTCAACCACGTTTTCAACACAGGACTTGGGGCACCAGATCGTCACATTCTTTTCGCCGCTCATGAAAAGAGCTTCAACGGACAGCTTATAGGCCTTTTCAGTTTCGCCGATGATCTCCCCGAAAGCATCCAGTCTCTGGCAGTAATAGCGATCGTTGAGCTCCATCTTTTTTTTGATCTGGAACCATCTTTTCATGTTAGCGAACTTCTTCATATTTATGATCCCCTTTCCTTTACTGTACCTAAAGTATAGCATAGGTTTAACCTATTGTCAATAGGTTAAACCAAATTTATCAAAATATTTTTTAAGGCAGTTTGAGGGCAGAATACAGGCAGTTTCCGGGCAGTTTGGCTGTCCGGATTTTTTGTATCATTGGGATAGGAAAAGGAGGTGCGCTATGGATCAGCAATTTGCGATCGCAGGATACACGGGCTCCAGCTGCCTGATGTGCGCCATTGACGGCGCGGACATCTGGCAAGTGGACTATTTTGGCAACCGTCAGCAGATCATCGGAAAGACCGCAGCGGCCTACACAGAGCTGGAGGGCACCACTCAGCAGTACTATGACAAGTTGGTGGAGTTGGGCATCATCACCCCGCCCAAGACGCAGGAGGAGCTGATGAGTGAGATGCAGTCGGCCATGAGCGACATGGCCGAGATCATCAAGGGCCTGTCGGCCCAGGTAAAGGAGCTGAAGGAGAATGGATCTCAAACAGATCATAGCAGCCGCGTCGAGGATGTTCCCCAGCGCCGACCTGCAAAACGCAGTGCAGAAGGCGGAGCAGGCGATCAGCGGGACGGCTAACACGCTGGAGGGCGTCCAGAGCACAGCCAGACGGCTGGGCATTGACCCCAATATTGCAAACAGCCTGTATGCCCGCTACGGGAAGACCATGCAGGCAAAGGCCCTGTGCGGCCTTCTGGGAACCACACCGGAGGCCCTGCGCTCCGATGCTAACAAGATCCTTGGCGGCGCACAGAATGGCTCCCAGCCCCCTCAGAAGGGGAAGACGGGTGGTTTCACCAAATTCCCCCGGCTGAAATAGCCGGATGGAATAAAAACACGAAAGGAGCACGAACACATGGAAGATCGTAGCACTGGTATGAGCTGGATTGCAGTCCTTTTTGTCATCATCGTGATTTTCGCCATTTTCGGTGGGAATTTCGGCGGCGGCTGGGGCTGGAATCGCGGCAACAATCCCTATCCCCCGCAGGAGGGCGGCTGCAGCCGCGTGAGCAACTGCCAGGTCGAGAAGCAGGAGATCACCGACACCGCCCGGACCCAGTACCTCATCGAGCAGCAGAGCAATGCCACCCGCATGGCCATCAACGCCAGCACTGAGGCCATCACCTCTCAGGCCAGCCGGATCTATGAGCAGCGCCTTCAGGAGATCATCTATGATCTCAAGACGGAGAACCAGAACCTCAAGAACGGCATTTTCACCAAGGAGCAGACCGACGCGCTGGCGGCGAAGATCTCCGACTGCTGCTGCGGCTTTAACCGCCGGCTGGATGCCATCGAGGGCCGGATGCTGACCAAGCCGAATCTGTACGGCGTGGCGTCCACCTGCAGCGGCCAGATTATTCCCGCATCCTGCGGCTGCAACGGCAGCGGCAACATCTGAGCAACTTTTCCACATCGGAAATAGTTCAGGCCCCTTTGGCCGGGTAATGGGCGGGGCCGGTGCCCCGCCCTTTAATTTTGAAAGGAGAGTATTATGAGTTGTAAATCTGCTTTGTACACTGCCATGCAAACTCCCACGGCGGTAGCTGTTGGCGGCGTCATTCCTCTGGGCGGCCTGATCCGGCGGTACGGCTGCGACATTGCCCTCAACGGCAACGCGGTCAACCTTGCCGGGACCGGCTATTATGACGTGGACGCCTCCATCACCGCCACCCTCACGGCGGCCGGAGCTGTCACCGTCACGCTCTACAAGGACGGCGTAGCTGTCCCCGGCGCCACTGCCACCGAGACCGGCGCGGCCAGCGGCACGGTCAACCTCGATCTCACGGCGCTGGTGCGGCAGCCCTGCTGTGCTGCCGGTGCGGCTCTGACTCTGGTGCTGACCGGCGTGGAGGCCACCGTTGACAACGTGGCCCTGCGGGTCCAGCGGATCTGACGGAGGCGCGGCATGATGCAGCTGTTAATCGGGATGCTGCTGGGCGTCATGGCTGCCACACCTACCGGCCGCAGCATCGGCAACCAGATCGGCAACGCTGCCATTGATAAGGTCAAGGAGGCCATGAAGGCCCCGACGGCCGGAGAGGAGGACAACCATGGAGAATCTGCATGAGCAAATCAAGGCGTATATTCCCAAGCTGGAATACAGCATCCGGGAGTATATGCGGAATCCTGCCACCCCTAACGCGGCGCAAGGGATCATGGCGATGGTGGAATGCCTCAACATGCTCAAGGGCGCAGAGGAAGCTATCTGCACGGGCCGGGAGATGACCAAGGCCGACGCAGAGGCGTGGGCGGCCCGCATGGAAAACGAGGACGGCACCACCGGCCCACACTGGCCCATGGAACAGACCACGGCTCTGGCGGAGAGCATGGGCCTGTCTTGGGAGAAGATTTCCCCGTGGTGCTGGTGGATCACGATGAACATGATGTACTCCGACTACGGCAGCGTGGCTATCCACTACGGCGTCAGCACGGCGGAGTTCTTCGCGGAGTTGGCCCAGGCGTTTCTCTTTGACAAGGACGGCCCCGGCCCCAAGGAAAAGCTGGCGGCCTACTACCACGGCATCGTCAAGGCGGGGGAGCAGGGCTGACTGTGTTCGGGACTGTGTTCACGCATCACCTTATAACCGGTTCTATCTGGCCCTAACGGCCAGCTAAAAACAGCGAAAAACCGTTGAAATTGCAAGCATTGCAAGCAATTTCAACGGTTTTTCATTTGGCGCGGAAGGAGGGATTTGAACCCTATTCTTTCTGGCTGCTTTCAACGGTCTGCGGGTTTCTGTGTTCAGAAGTGTGTTCAGCCGGGAAATATGTG